ACACGCGGCAGGTTGTTTTATAACTGACTTAATTTCTTGCATTGCATGGAATTGTTATCCAAATTTTGGCCTTGTTGTAAAATTTGTATAATAACTTGTTGCGACAGAAGGAATTAACTATTTCTTTCATCGTGAAAGTTTTTACAATTGATAAAAAACTATCGGTTTAACCCCAAAAGTGTATGATTTTGTAGACAGTTTGGGACTTTGCTTGTGGATAACTTGTGGATAACTGTCTATTTTTATATCATATAGATATGAAGTATTGTGTCATTATTTGAACTTTTCTCTATAGTCCCAAAATCGAGCCATGTGGCGTTTAAAGTCAAAAGCGGGGTATGCGTTCTATGGTTTGTGGCCTATGGCTTGTGGCTTGATTCTATAACTACAGAAAGGACTTGTGCTTCTCCCTCGACCGATATCTTCCAAGGATATTATTATATATAGTTTCTCTCTTTTCTCTATTGCTGCCGGTAGTGCCAGTTTGTCAAAACTTCCAAAGACTCCAAAGGGTAAACTTTTCCTATCCCCTCCAGTTTTCCTTGGCTTCCGTCCCCGGTATGGGAATAGCTTGTGCCTTGTGGGGGGAACCCCTTCCACACCTGCGCGACCTATTTTGAATTCCAAAAATGCCGGGTTTTTAAGGGATACCCTAAACCTCCGGGAAAAACCAACCCCCCAGGGAAACTTTCCCTTTTCCCTGAATTTGCCTCATTTGACGACACCATCCATTGACAACCACCCCCCAAAGGTTATATCATATCCCTATGACTGGAGATAATGGAGATAATGAAGACAAAGGATTGGATGTCCTTGAGGCCCCGGAGAAGCCCGCGCCCGCTCCCCAGAAGGTCACTTCAAAAGACCTTGTCCACGCTCTCCAAGCCGATACATCGGCCTCAGAATCGCTTGGGAAGCTCCGTTCCCACCTTCGCCAGGAAGCGGTGGCTGAGGCTCTCGGTACCTATAAGAGCCTTATGGGATCGACTTCCGACAAGGTAGCCCTTCAGGCCGCCGAGAAGATCCTTAACCTGGCCTTTGGGGAAGACGAAGTCAAGGGCAAAAAGGACTCCCAAGGCGGAGGTATCCACTTCCATCTTGGAACCAACGAAGAGTCTTCCGAGAGAACTGTCCCCCCTGGGGAGATCGTAACCATAGACGAGGAGGAAAGACATGAAAAATAAACAAACTGAAGGTAAAACTTCCCGGGGTGGGATTTTCACCCATCTTCCCGACCCGAAGGGCTACCAACATAAAGGAGGAAAACTTTGGGAGAGCAAGCCCAAAACCTCCGTGAAGACCAAGTAAACCAAATCCTTGGGGACCTAAAGGAAACCATCCCGGAGAGTGAACCTTTGGAAATTGTTCCCCACAAGGATGCTCCTTTGTTTGACCCCGAAAAGGCCAATCCCCGGGAAAACCTGACCCGTGCGTTGGAGATCTTTCATACCGGAGGGGATGTTGGACCTCATAGGGATCTCCTTCGCCAAGCGGGGCTGGTTAATCTCTGGATCTTTACTAAATACATTGCCGGGTATAGTGGGCCGTTTAACTTGTTAACCCCCCATCTGCATGCCTCGATGGCGAATTTTCGCCAAAGGCTTCTGACCCCGGGCACCCGGGGGGCTCTTTTTATTCCCCGGGGGCATTTTAAGAGTTCCCTCATAACCGAGGCCGCCTCGGCGTGGGAAATCATCCGCTGGCCGAATATCAGAATCCGCATTACAAACGCCATTGCCGCCAAAGCCGAGGATTTCATGCACAGCATAAGAAACATCTTCGATGACAATCCCTTGATGGAGTTTCTCTATCCTGAATTTTACGTCTCTCGGCCAAATGTCCAACCCCGATGGTCGGAAACAGAGATGGTCTCCCCGGCAAGGACCCGGAAATTCCGCGAGGCAACCGTTGAAGCCGGAGGTGTTGGCGGTGCAAGTGAAGGACACCATTATGATCTCCATTTGGTTGACGACCTTATAGGGCTTAAAAGTTTAACTTCCATGCAAGCGGCCTCGGCGGAGATGATAAAAGCCAGAAACTGGTTCTGGGCGTCGGAAAAATCCTTGCTTGTCTCCATGAGGGACAGCAGGGTCGTTGTTATAGGGACCCGTTATGCCGAAGACGACGTCTATAGCGATATCCTAAACCGAGCATATGCCCTCGAAGGGGGAAATGTTCCGGACTTTGAACCCAACCCCGACGGGAGGTGGGTAGTTTATTATAGATTTGTCGCCGAAGATGGGCAAATTATCTTTCCCGAGAACTTTACCGCCGGTTCCCTTCGGGAGATGGCTCGGGATGACTGGTGGACCTTGGTTACCCAGTATTTTAATTGGCCCCAAGCGGCGGGGTTGGCTGAACTTTCTGACTATCCCCCCAAACGTTGCTGGCTATCGCGGGAAAATAACGAATGGATTATAACCCGCTGGTCAGGAGGGGAAGAGATAAACGTCCCCTTGTCCGTTATGGATGTAATCCAGGCCGAAGACCCGGCGGCAACCGAGAGATACACCTCCGCTAAGACTTCCAGGACAGCTTGGGGGGTCCTTGCCACCGATGAAGAGGAAAATGTCTATGTTATAGACCTTCGGGCCGATTATGTGCCCCCGGATGTGGCTATTGATTGGTTGTTTTTGGGTAGGGAAAAATGGCCGATCCGGGCGAGTTTCCTTGAAATGCAGGGAGCCTTTAAGATGCTCGGGCCTATGGTCCGTGGGGAAGAGGCCAAACGAGGGAAATGGTTAAACTTGCGGGCGGCGAACGCCGGAACCGATAAGGACGCCCGGATAAGAACCACCCTCCAGCCGGTCCTTTCAAAGGGCAAGCTATTCACAGATGACAATTGCTATGATCTCCTTTGGGAAGAACTCAGATCCTTTCCCCAGAGTGTTAGAAAGGATATTATGGATATGGTTTCCCTCGGGATGGGGTATCTAAACAAACCCCTCACCGAACGGGAAGAAAAGCAAAGAAAAGAAGCCGGTAAACGTTGGTCCCGCAGGGCGGCGGCAAACGCGGCAGGATATTAAAAGGAGGAAAAGCTATAGATGGCTGATACCCAGAATCTTGAAGACGTAGTTGTCGAAGGAAACGAGGAGGAAGGGGATTTTGGAGCTCCTCCGGTTCCTGCGGGGGAACTGTCCCAACAAACCCGAGACGGGATAATCGAATACCTCACTGAAGAACTTGGCAAGGTGCTTTATAATTCCGAACGTACCGAACTTATGGAGAAGATAAAAAAATGGACCCGCCAGAGGGAGGCCATCCCGGCGCAGAGCCGGAAAAACACCCCCTGGGAAGGGGCAAGTAATGTGGTTCCCCCGTTGGCTATGATGAACACCAACGGGGCGTATAGTATTATAAAGCGTGCCTTGGGGGCAAAGAAACCTTTTGTCACGGTTTCCCCTTATGGGGACCAAAAGACCCGGGCCGGATCGGTAGAGCATCTTCTTTCCCTTGTCATGGAAGGGAGGCAATATATGAACATTCGTCAAAGGAATACTGATATTGCCTATATGCTCGCCTCGATTGGGACTCAATTTGTAAAGATCCCCTGGCGAAGGGACGAATGGAACTATAAGTACAAAGACCCGCAAACCGGGGAGATAAAAACAAACGTTCGGGTTTTACATGATTCTCCTGTTCTTGAAACCATCCCGGTGGAGGACTTCTTCACCCGGGTGACATGGCCCGATCTGCAAAGAGCCCCGTGGTATGCCGAGCGGATCTGGCTCATGGAACACGAGCTGTTGCAAAGGAAAAACTCAGGCCGGTTTGAATATGTGGATAACGTCCTGGAACGGGGAACCGGGGAAGTCTCCGAAACCCGATTGGAACAATTGCGAAATGCGGGAGTTGAACCGTTGGACCCCTCGGACGCGGGGGCTTATGATATCTTCGAGTGTGCCCTTTATTGGGATATAGACGACGACGGAATCGCTGAGGATTTGAAAATCTGGTTTGATTTGCCTTCGGGGAATATCCTCCGATGGGAGCTCAATCCCATGGGACGAAGAGATGTCTTTAGGTTGCCGTTTATAGAACGTCCCGGGCAGTTATATGCAATGGGAATAGGTTGGATTGTAGAGACCCTTCAGGATGAAGCCGAAGCCCTCCATAACATGCGAGTTGACGGAACAAAACTTCAGGCGTTTCAGATGTATGTCACGAGGACCGGATCAAATCTTGGTCCCAATGAAGACTTTTTTCCGCTTAAGAATATTCAGGTGGACAATCCCAAAGAGGACTTTATTCCTGTGAAGTTTCCCGATATATCGGCGGGGACCTATCAAGCGGAGCTTTTGACTAAACAATATGCCGACCGGGCAACAGGGGTCTCCGATGCCCTTTTAGGGTTCCATCAACAGGGGGATAACTCCAGGAAAACCGCCTCGGGCACCATGTTCCTTGCAAATCAGAGTTCGGCCCTTATGGATAGTATCATGGAAGGAATAGAAGGGGTCTTTGGAGAAATTGCCGAGGTGGTTGTGCTTCATCTTTTATATCATCCCGAAAGGACCCGGGAGATAGCAACCCCCCTTGAGGAGGAAACAAAGCAAGAGATAGAGGCTTTTCTCCGGACCGATCCCAATCAGCTTATGAATACGCTTCAGTTTTCCATCCAAAGCACAGAACAGGACAAAACCATGGAAGCGAGAAAACAACAACTTATGACGTTGACCCAGCTTTATACTATGTACGGTCAACAGGTCTTTCAAATGTTGCCTATGATCTATAGTCAACAGCAAAATGTCCCCGGGCCTATAAAGCAGGTGGCGGCAAAGTTCTTTGAAGGGGCGACGAATCTTATGGATAAGGTTTTCCATCTCATGGACCAGCCCGATACCGAGGATTATCTTCCCTATATAAAAGACATTGAAATGATGAACGAGAACATAGCCGCTATGAAAGATCAAAAGATAGCTTCGGTTAAACAACAAATGCAAGGAGGAGGAGAGGAAAATGCCCAACAACAGCAAAGCGGAGAAACTGGCGGCCCAGTGGGACCTGAAGCCGGAGGAGCTTAAAGCCTTTGTAGAGATGGTCAATAGCTCCCCATGGAAGCTTGTGAATGATATTTTCATCGATCTTGAAAGAAGTGGGCAGAGGGATTTGGAAAACTCCGAGGAGCTGTTTTCCTTGGCCAGAGCGCAAGGAACGGTCATGGCCATTAAAAAGATAAAAGCAAGAATAAACAACTATATCGAAACCTATAAGGAGGGAACGGATGATACTGAGTAACTTGAAAGGAAATTATTGGGAACTGCTCCAGCAGGCCCAAGACGACGGTGGGGGAGAGGTGAATGGAGAGACAACTCCCCAGGAACCCCCGGCCGGAGGAGCATTTGAAGGAGAGGAATACGAGGAGGTATATGTCGAAGGTGTTGATTCTCCGCCCCCGGAGGAAGAGGGCACCAAACCCGACCCGGAGGAACTGCAAAAACAAAACCAGGATCTCCAGCAACAGCTTGAACAACTAAAGCAACAGGCCGATCTGGGACAGAATCTCCAGCAGAGTATTTCCCAGCTTGGAGAAAATCTTCAACAACCCCGAAGAACACAAGGACAAAACCGGCAGCAAACACAAGCTCAACAACAACCGGGTGAATCGGAAGAGGAATTCGCCAAGAGGGTCAGAGAAAATTTCTACGATGACCCCTATAAGGTGTTAAATGAATTTCAATATCGAAAACTTCAGCCCTTTATGGCTCAGATGGTGAACAATAACCTATCAAACTCCAAAAGGTTCCTTCAGGTTGATCCCAATAAAAAGGGCACCTATAGCCAGTATTCGGAGGAAATAGAAGAGGAAGTCCAACAGATGCCTTTTCAGGAGAAGATGAACGATCCACAGGTCTATGATAAAGCCTATGAACGGGTAATGGCCCGACATATGGATGATATCATCGAACAAAAGGTCCAGGAGAGGATGGAACAGAGCAAAGAACAAACGCCCCCTTCCCGACCGGAGACCCCACAAAGCGAGAGCTCCCAATACAAACCTTCGGGTCAGCCGAAAAGAAAGATTAAAAAACTGACCCGACAGGAAGCGTTGGCCGCGGATAACAAAGGTATCCCGAGAGGGCAATACTATGACTATCTCGTAGAGAGAGGAATGAAACAATAAGGAGGCAATGAAATGGAAATACAAGAGGTAGAACAGGAAAACCAGAAAACAAACCCGGGAGAAGAGAAGGACGCCGCAAAAAACACCGCGGCTAAATCGGGAAAGAAATCGACAACGAAGAAATCCCAGTCGCCTTCTCACAAGGAAGCCCAAAAGACAAAGGAGACCAAGGGGACAAATAGCTCCAAAGCAGAGGAAAAGTCCAATAACTCTAAAACGGTCAAAGTCTCTGTTGACAATTCTCCTGATGAGGTTGTAGAATTAAATAACCAAGGGGTGGAACTTTATTTCGATGACACCAAGGATAGATTTCTTGAGCTTCCACCTCATATTGCGGAAGATCTCGGGTTTTATAATAAACAGAGATACTTTACCGCAAGGAACATAGTCCAAGGGGAACTTGATCTTTCCAAAAACGCGAAAGGTTATCGACCCCAACCGGGACAGGCCACGGCGGCCGAGCAAATGACCGTCTATGGAAAGGATTCCCGGTATCACTACTGCTGGAAGAGGCCAGATGAACTCCGGCAGGCGGAGAGAAACGGTTACCGTGTGGCCAATGATCCGAATCTTGATACCTTTTATGGGGATGTGGGGTCAAGTCATACGGTCGGGGAGAAAGGCCAAGAGGAACTTGTGCTTATGAAACTCCCAAAGGATGTTCACGAACAGCGACAAGCTGACGTGGTCAATAAAAGCAAGGTCCGGCGAGCGTCCGTTGAGGACAATGCAATGAATGATCTGAAAAAAGGTGGGGGCCAGCCCTATCAGGATCAGGGAGAGGAATAGAAGATGTTTTACTTTTATAAGGACCAGAATGGTTCGCCCTCCGAACTTACCAAAGCGACCGCTTTCGGGAGTATAACCCAAGGAGACGCTGTAAGACGACAGCTATCGGGAGATACCAACGCCGGGACCGACTTAACTGCGGTTTTGACGGTGGATACCCATGATGCGGCCGTTGTCGGAGTCGCCAGCCATGATGCAAGTTCGGGAGACGATGTAGTTATTATGAAGGCCACGCAGGGAGTCTTGTTTGGAGCCGATGCCAGTACCACCTATGATGCAAGTACCATGGGTTATGGCACCGGAGTCGATTACAGCACCGATGGACAGAGCGTTGTTGGAGATGCAACAACTTCTTTTGATGCTTTTATTGTCCTCGGTACGGTGGATAATACCGACAACACCGATGTGTTCGGGTATTTCGTCTACACCGAAGATAAGCAAAATAGTTAATAGGGGGTAGACGATGATAACTAATACAAAGATTTTCGGTAATCATCTGGATAGGGACATAAATAAGATATTCTTTGACGAATATGCGGATTATCCTTCCCAGTTTGATAAGGTCGCGAAGATAGAAAGCGCCCCCGGAGGGAATCACTACACCGAGAGTGAACTTTCTCCTTTGGGGCAGTTGAGACAGATTGACGAAGGTGACGGTGTTACCTTTGACTTTCCGGTCGAGGGACATAAGAAGACCATCTATTATAATAAGTTTGGTTTGGGTTTTCAGATTACCGAAGAGATGCTTGAGGATGACCTCACCGGAAATTTCCGGAAAATGCCCAATAAGCTCGCCAAGAGTGCGGCGTTGAAACGAGAGGTTGAGTTTTGGGATCTGTTTAACAGCGGGTTCGACGGAACTCATACCGGTTGGGACGGTCAGGCGCTCTTTGATGAGAGTTCCGGTGGAACCGGCCATGTTACCCTTAAATCGGGAGACGTGGTAAACAACGAACCGGCGACGCCGAGTTCCCTTTCGGAGACGTCACTTCAGACGGCGTTTGAATACTTTGACGGTATCGACCCTGCCGGGCAGAGCCAGAGTGGTGCCGTTGACCAGGCGGGAAATCCGGTTGTTCTTCAGCCCAAGTATTTGGTTGTCTCTCCGCAAAATCGGTGGATGGCCAATAAGCTTATGAGTCAGACCTATAATTGGTTCCGCCAATAGGGATTTGCTGACCACCAATCCTGATAATGGGGTTGTTAATCCCTATCAGGTTATCGTTTCGCGTTGGTTAACCGGACCTAACGCGTGGTTTCTCCTTCCCGATGAACACGATTTTCGGTTTCTGTGGAAAAAGCAACCTCAGATGGACTCCAAGGATGATTTCTTTACCGGAAATGCGTTGTTTAAGGTAATTATGCGATTTGCCACGTTTGTCATGGACCCGATTCCGGCCTTTGGTAATCCGGGTGCATAAGGAGGCAAGATATGGGTGAGTCCAATCTTGATAAACTTTCGGCCCAAACGGTGGATGCGAGTGTAGGGTTTAACGGATCGATCAATAGTGTAAACTTGGCGGTCGATACCGTGAGTGCTACCGCCCTCGGGGACCTTCCGGTGGCTAATGTGGCTACCGGGGATGCTGTTCTCGGGGCATATACCGGCGGGGGAGGCTATGTGACTCCCGGAACGATAACTTCCGGGCATGTGGCTTCCGATGCTACCTCCGGTGATTCGGTGATTGTCATCTGGGCCGACCAGAGCTAAGAGGATAAAGGGCCCCTTTTGGGGGCCCTTTTTACTATTAAAAACCAAGAGGAGATTCTTGTGAGAAAGATTGTCATGGCCCTTCCGGGGCGGAATTTTACAAACGGGTTCGTCAAAAGTTGGACAAACCTTGTGGCCGAGTTTTATCAGAAGGGTTGGGGGTTTTACCTTTCCAACTACCGTGCCGCCGATATGCACAACTGTAGGAATAGAATTGTGTTATATGGCGGGGAACCAAAGGGGGAAAATACCCAACCCTTTAACGGGGTTGATTATGATTATGCCCTTTGGATCGATTCGGATATGATTTTTAACTTTTGGGATTTGGAAAAGCTTATAGAGGCCGACAAGGATATTATCGGTGGGATGTATCCTCTGAATGGTGCCGGGACTTCCACCACCGGATGGTTTAAAGGAGACGGAAACCACAGGGCAAATTATGATTACTTCAAGGACCTTAGTGAGCCTTTTGAGATTGATTATATTGGGTTTGGATTTTTGCTTGTGAAAAAAGGGGTCTTTGAGAAGATTGGGTATCCGTGGTTCCAGGCCGAAGAGGTAGGGTTTGGAGACAAAGGGGTATCTGTTCATGCTTCCGAAGATGTGGCCTTTGCACGAAAAGCTCAAAGGAAAGGGTTCAAGCTATGGGCCCACCCACAGGTAAGGTTGGATCATCAAAAACCGGTGACCCTGACCTTTGGTAAGAGTGGACAGGAGGAAAATAACAATGGCGACGGATCAGCAACACAAACAGATAACGGTTGATTATACCACCCCGAGGTGGGATGAAAATCCAGGTATCTCTGCCTCTATAACTATGGTTGAAGCTCAGTTTGATGCCGGGCCCATGAGAACCGGGGAACGATGGTTCCAGTGTCCGGTATGTTTGCGGACATTACCTGAAGGTGATATAATATGGGTAAACGGAGGGGCATACTGCCCCGAGGATGCGGAAGATGTCCTTATCGATGAGAATAAAAGGACAAACAGGAGGACAATATAATGGCTACAAGGAATGGGCAAAGATTGGGATTGAGCGGAGCTGATTCCATAACGGGAAGATTCTTTCCCACGGTTATTCAGGCCGATACGACCAATGAGCTGAAACAGATTATAAACGGGTCTACCTCGACATTTTGGAGTCCTAACGCCGCCGGGGATACGATCGATGTTTCCGGGACGCAAGTTGATGGTTTTGCAACGACCGCCGCCGGAGACGGATTTCAAATTTTTCTTAAATAGGGAAAGTCGTGAACAGGACCGGATATACATTGACCTTACCCTGTATGTACAACGTTGGCATCAGGAAAGGTTACTCTTTATTATTATTAAGAGGGGGATTTTGTTATGCCCGTGCAGAAGTGTAAGAATGGAAAATATCGAATAGGCTCGGGGAAGTGTATGTATGAGACCAAAAAGGCCGCCGAAAAGGCATACAAAGCGTACCTTGCAAAGAAAAAGGGGAAGAAATAAATGACCCTTGGAGAGATGATCCAGGAAACCTGGGAAGCTACCGGAGAGGTAACGGACCTCGATCCCTTTGATGATACAGGGGAAGTTATTGATATAAACTCCAATGGGTTTAAGAGATTGAGGGATGCCTTGAACATTGGCCAAAGAACCATTGCCCATTGGAAAGATCCACAAACGAGGCAAAGGGCTCGGTTTCATTCGCTCTTTGGGGATGGGTATTTTCAAGCGACCAAGAGATCGGGAACCGTTGCAGCCCAGGTGGAAGATTCCGATTCCTTTATAGATCTTGTCCAGCCTGTTTCCGGGGTAACTGCCGATGAGGACCAGTATAATGGTTGGGTTCTGGAGATTTCCGGGGAATATTACCATATCGCCAAGAGTCTTACAACTTCGGGGAATCTTCGGGTTTTTGTAACCAAATCCTTGAGTTCTAATAACGATGATTATCAAGGTAATGATTATGTTCTTTATAAG